CCCATTGACATACTCTGAACAGTATGCTATAATGTATACATAAGGAGGTGAGAAATGAATGAAAGAGAACATAAAAAAAGCTCTTGAAATAGTCGAAAAGATAATAATGATTATATCCGCAATCGTAACCATCTTAGACTTCTTCAAAAGCTAAAAATTGAGGGGAGGGAACTCCCTTCCCCTCTCTTTCATTTTAACAAATATGATTAAGAAAATCAACTATCATTTATGTTTTTTTGTGTTAATCTTTATTGCAAATGTATATGACTATTTCAGCTACAAGCACATTGTCGATTTAATACTTGTTATTATCGCATTGCTTGGTATCATAGTTGAATTGGCACTATACTTCACCAACAAAAAGGAGTGATTATATGAGTACAACCAGTTGGCAAGTCAAACAAAAATACAATGCCAAAACCTACAAACGCTTTGCCTGTGACCTTAAGATTGACGATTTTGATGAAATAGAAGCCTTTCGTCTTAAGAAGGGTCTATCCCGCTCGGAGCTTATTAAAACTCTGTATGAATTTTATACGGAAAAAGCAGTGGAAAATTCAGAGGAGAAATAAGGTTACCTTCAAAGTCCACCTCGTAAGAGGTGTGTGAGTTGAAATATAATAACAAGTAATACAAAAAGGCAAGAGATTATTAAGTCCCTTGCCTTTTTTTCTAAAACCTGTCAAAGTCGTCCTGGGTTGCCATTCTTGTACCGCTGTTATCGGTATCATAGCTTTCGGACATAGCAGAAAAGAATTTAAGAAGTGCATTCAAGGTCATATTCCTAAAGTCTGTTACTGTCAAACCGCTTCTTACGGCACAGCTCAGAAGTGTGTAGGTACTCATTTTACTGTCATTAGTCTCCTTGCTATGCTCGGGTATATCCACGGTCACAGCATCAAAAATAAGCTCAATAGCTTCAAGCACGCTTATTTTCTCAAGCTTTTTAAAGAAGGTATCGGGTAGCTCATCACAGCCCGCCTCTCTTGCCATAGCCCAAAGAACACGCATCATCACAGTCATATTAATTACATATTTACCCACACCGCCAAAGGCTGTAAAAATATCCTCGATAGCATCCGAGTTAAACTGATTTGCATAGTGCAGAAGAAAGCCGCAGGTTGTTTTAAGCTTTATAGCTTCCTCTCCGCACTGTATTTGCTTAATCATTCTTCACTTGCGGCAGGCTCATACACCTTTGTGTACCAAGTGTCATAGCTTGTGTCGCCCTTAGTTGCCTTAGCCTTCACATTACCGTTGTTACCTACGGCGGCAGTAACAGTAATTGTATCGGTAACGGGTGTCTTGGTATTGGTACGTGTAGAGCTTGAAAGGTCGGGTCTGCCCACGGTTACATTGTAAAGCACGTGTCTTGTAGCCTTTGCATCACCGTCAAACTCAAAGAGCAAAGCAATACGCTTAGTCTTGTCGTTTACATTTTCAACAATCTCACCGGTAGCCGTCTTGGTTCTGCCAAGTACCTCCGTTTCAAAGCTCTCGGGCAATAACGCAACCTCAAGCGAGCCGTCATAGCCCACAAAGTTATCATCCGAAAAATACTCATAATCATCGGCATAAAACTCGGTCTTATCTCCCTTTTTTGGCAGATTGAGATTTACCGCACCCTCGATTGCTACGGGTGTACCGTATGTAAGTGTGCCCTCGGTTTCGGTAATAACCGCATAATGCACATTTTTTAAGCCGTATTTAACCTTATTTGTTTCAGCCATATTAATTTACCTCCGTTTCATAAATCAATTGATATACATTTTCATCTTCAAGCCATACCTCCGTTTTGTCGTATGGCAAATCATTTTCATCAAGCAACCGTTCAAGCCTTGCCTCAAGCTCAGCATCACGCTTAGCCGTGTACAACTCAATCTGAATAGCCTTAAACTTGACATAGCTTTTGTTATCGGCAGAGTAGTTGCTGTCAAAGGGATTAAGGTAGACTACAAAGGGCGCTGTCTGAGCTGTCTTAAAATGATGATACGCAACAGGGATATCAAGCCCCTGCAACAGCTTATAAATATCTGCATTTGTCACTCCTTAACCGCCTCCTTTATACGTTGTGTAAGCTCGGTCTTTGCTTTTAGCTCCGCAGGTCGAATATGAGGCTTGCCCTCAATTCTGCCCACTGTCACCTTCGCCGTACCTTTTTTTACAACCATAGCGTGACCATACTCAAGCAGATGAGTAAGTCTCCAATCGGTTTTATTTTTTATCAGGTATCTTACTCCGTTTGCATCCTCGAAGGCAGTTGTACGTTGCCAACCTTTTTTGTAATCTCCCGTGTGTTTGGGACTATTGCTTACAATCTCGGCTTTAGTCTCGTCAGCTACCGTTTTGCAAGCCTTTTTGACCCGCTTGGTAACTTCCGTACCGTACAAGGTAAGCTGTCGGTTTATTTCAGCGGCAAATCCATCTGTATTGACCTTAACCTCCATCAGACCTCACCTCACAATACAACTCTGTCATCCCGTCGGAGCGTTTGCGTATCTTATAGATGCCGTAGAGCTTGGAATTATAGCTTACCTTTTCCTCGCCCTCATATTCCTCGGTATCAACAGCAAGAACACACGCTGATTTTATATCCTGCTGAGCGGCTCTGTAGCTCTCGGAATTATACACCGTCAGCTCTGCACAGAATACTTCTCTTTCAGACGTGGTCTCAATTTCCTGACCTATATCATCGGTCTCATATCTAACCGAGACAAGACTGCACACATTATCCAGAGAGATATTGTCATTCTGTGAGATATTACTCAGCATCAGCACCACTCCTTGTCCTTATGATGCGGTTGCGGATTCTGAGCTGTAGGTTATTTGGTAAGCTTTCATTTGTCTGTCGCTTACGATAAGTCCAGCAAGCATAATCTACAACAAGCATCTGGTCATCTACGGCGGTAATATCTATGTTGCAGCCCTTTCGGTTAAGCTCCTTTTCAGCCGCTTCAATTAATGCTGTAAAATACTTATCCCTTTTGTCGTGAGTAATACCGAGGTCAATTTTCAAAAGCTCCAGTATAGTTTCCATCAAACCACCTCGCTCTCAATTATTGCATCTATAATATCAGCCTTCTTTGCGCCGCTTTGCACGCTTATACCCTCACTCTCAGCTATTTCCGTGAGCTGTGCCTTAGTCATAGCCGAGAGCTCATCATACGTGTAAGCGGCTGTTATTCCCCCGTAATGGTTACAAGCACAAAGGCATCGGGCTTAACCGGCTTACCATCAAAACGTCCCTTGCCTCTGAAGGCTGTCTGGTCCTGTGAAAACTTAACGTGCTCACTGTTGTCAATTGTAATATCCTCACGTTCAACAAGTGTGTACTGGCTGAAATCGCCGAGCAGTACAGTGTCATCATCAAGGTTATTGTTAAATACCACCCTTAAGCCGACAAGGTCGGGATTAGAGAGGTTTGGCAGCTTACCGACAATGTTACCGTCGCTGTTCACCTGTACGGAATATTCAAAGAAGATATTGTAGTAGGTGCTTCGCTTCATTACCGCTACAATTTCGCCCACGCTGTCCTCACCCGTATCAATAAGCTTAATCTGCGCAACGGTATCAACGAGCAGTGATTTTTCGTCCTTTTTGATGCTTACCTTGTGGCTGTCACTGAGCTTTGTAAGAATACCCTCCGGTTGCTTACCGGATGCACCCTCACCCTTTACAATAGCCTTATCAAGTGCCATAGCAATAGCTCTTGCAATCTTCTTGGTAACATAATCATCAATATTAATAATACTGTCCTGTAAAATATAATTATCAACAAATACAAGCTTACCAACCTTAAAGCCGTCAAAGTCAACATTTGTGATAGTGCCTGCCTCACCCTCGGGGATTGCACCGCTCTGTTCTATCCACGTTGCGGGAGTTGTGTCGGTATCAATTAAGATACGAGCCGTACCCGTCACTCGGATTTTATTAACCAAAGGATAGAGGGTGGTGTAGTCGCCCATAATATCCATAATACGGTTGATTATAACCTGCGGAATAGTTAAGCCCTCACCGCCCACAGCACGGATATTTTTAAGCTTTTCATAAAACTCCTTAACCTCCGAGCGCTCATAGTATTCGCCCGTCTTAAGAAGCTCTCTTACCTGTAATTTGTTCATAGTATCAGCCTTCCTTTCTTCTGTTGTTTGAGCTGTCCCTTGCGCAGGCTCGGATTCAGCCTCGGCAAGTCTTTCCTCCAGCTCACCGATTTCCGCCTCGGTTGCCGCAATCTTACCTTCAAGGTCTGCTTCTCTTTCCTCTGCCTCAAGGTTATCAAGGGATTGTCTTACCACCTCAATAGCCTCCTCGGTATCGGCTTCCTCCTGTGCTCTTTCAAGCTCCTTATAACGTACCTCAAAGCCGTTTGCCTTTTCTCTCAGGGCTTCAAGTACACCTCTTTTTTCCTTTAAATCAAGTGATAACCTAAGCTTTTCACATATATTCATTGCTTTGCCTCCATTCCTAATCGTTTTGCAATTCTGGTATGCAGCTCTCGCTTTTTGCGCTCAAGGCTTGCCCTTTGTTGAGTCGCCCTTGCCGTAACGCTTGTACCCTCATAAGCAGGAAAGGTAACAACGGATATTTCGTGCAGGTCAACCTTGCGTATCTTAAACAGCCACCTATCCTCCGACAACTCCTCCATATCCTCATCAAGAATATTAAAACCAAAGCTGCACTGGCTTACATCACCTCGTTTAACAAGCTCGTACAAATCACGGGCGTATGAGGTATCGGGCAGTGTAATTTTGCCCCATACACCCTTGTTGTCAACCCGAATTTCAAGGGTACCGTTAGTGCTTCGCCCTAAAACATATTGCGTATTGTGATTCCATAACGCTCGTATATCATTGCCGAGAGTTTCCTCAAACGCACCGGGCATAATCATTTCATAACAACCGTCCCACAGCTCGGTTTGCTCACCGAATAATACAAAATA